TGGCGGCAATTACATACTGGCTGATACCGCTTTGTACCTCAACTGGGTATCGGTACAGATACGTCCATGCGCTGTATGGACTCACAAACGTATTAATAGACACCTGTCTTTCCAGTGGGTAGCTGTCTGTGTGCGCTCCCATCGTATATCCGCCGCCGTCTGCCGGGTCATACACCATTTCGGTATGACCGGAACGCCACAAAATATCTCCTTTTTTCCACGGCTGATTTGCGGTTCCTTTTTGGAATCCAGCACCGATCAGATACCCGTCCATGCTCCGAGTGGTAAACCACGGGTTGCTTTTCAAAAGACCGCCAACGGTACAACAATAACTCATGAGGGACGAACAATCATAGTACGTAATACCTCCTACGGTCTGCCCCTCACGATAGTCTTGCGAGTAACCCACGTTTGGTTTGTTGCATATTTCAATACAAGTGTTGTACGCAAGCGTCAGATCAGCCACGGGTCAGTCCCTCTTTTGCAACGTAACCAGTATAGACGATTCCATTGACAACCGCTTTTACAAGATACCACTCATTGGTATAATACCCGTAGTTTCTAACACTGGTTCCGGTCGGCAGCGTCAAAATGACCGTTTTGTTCATCCCTGCTCCTACGCGCAGATTATAACGATCGTTGGTATGATAGGCTCCGGCGATTTTCCGGTCAAAACTACGTGCGGACTCGGTCTTGATACATTTCTCAATAGGTTTCTGCGGCTTTTCGTTTTTTGCAGCATACCGATAATGGACGGTATTCTCATACGGGAGATCATAATAAGACCGAACGCAGATTTCTTTTCCGGTCTGATCGCCCGTCTGACCATCAATCCCGCCGTTTTCGGACTGGCTGGCGTGGACAATATGGGATGCGTCAACCGACATCGTTACATGATGCCCTGCGGCTAAATGGATATCCCCGCGTTTCCACGGTTTACCGCATTTCACAAAACCTGCTTTTTCCAACTGGGTGCCGAGGTTTCGTGTTGTGCTGTAAATGCTGACCGGAAAACCAGCTTTTGCAAGTGCCGTTCCCACGAATGAGGAACAATCATAATCGGGACTGTTCCGGTGTACCTGTGAGTAACCATGCCGATCATCGGCGGCGATCTGTTCCGCCCATGCAACTGCGTTTTCGATTTTACTCATTCTTTCCACCTCCTAAGTGCTGGCAAAGCGAATTAATCGCGGTTGTATTCGCTTCTACACTTTTCCGTAATTCTTCCATTTCTTCCTTGTGTGCGTCTTTTTCTTTCACCAGATACCAAAAAAGCGCGCCGCAACAAACGATTGGAAAACCGAGACTGCCAATTAACTGTGTTACCATCGTTACATCCATGTTTCCACCTCCGTATCATTCCATTTCAACCAGTCCTCAATCTCACTAACTTTATCACACATAATAAAGTTATGAATGAATCGGATTGGCGATTTACTGTTATAAGAGTTGCCATCCATGAAAAAATAATCCCATAAGTAACGGATATGAGATTCATAATTTTCATGAGGGACAATAATCAACGTGTCTTTCTCATCACCTTTATATCGTACCGTATAAGCAAGATATGCATTTTCTTTTTTCATCATTCCGACGATCATATTAAAAACGATATTTGCCATCTTTGCTCCTTTCTTCCTGTCCATTAAAACAAGGAAACCTTTTGACCTGCCAAGGACAGGGCGGTTTACTCAACCGTGGCAACCCCTCTGAAAAGGTTTCCCCGTATTTTCATGATACCTCTTTTCTGTCCGTCTGTCAAGTACATTTTCCGTCCCACGCGGACTATTTATAAAGATCAATCCCCAGCAGCTCAAGTGCCATATCTTTGCTGTCAAGATCATCAAATCGCAAGTATGCTTTTTGGTACGCTTCTAATAGCCTTACAAATAAATAATCGTAGTGATCTAGCATAACTGTATGCTGTGTGTGATCCCCGTCACGAAAAACAGCAATGTAAGTACAAGACGGGTTGCTTTTATGTGTAATATAAATATAACCGTCTTCGTAATAATCATAAACGCCATAACTTTTTCCGTTGTGCTGAATGGTAAACAGATACCTCGACCGTCCGGTCGGCTTTTGCACAAACACGGCATCATCAATTAGCATCTGATCTCCTACGCTCATTGTTTGCAGATAGTGTCCGCCGCGGAATGCTTTCAGAGCCGGGTTATTCAACATTGCCTTACTTGCGCTGTCATTATGTGTAAATTCGCAGACAAACCCACTTCCATGCATCATTTTGGTGTCTTTCTGGTATCGTCTGTGGATGCCGAAAAAAACAAAATAAGGATTGAGTAACGATATATTATTTGATGCCATCACGAGCTTAAACCATCGGGACTGACTTCCGTTTCCACGGCTGATCGTTATTAATAATGATTGCATGATTTCACTCTCATGCGGAAAGTATTTACCTTGCTCCGTGCAAAATTCGTCAAAAAATAAAAAATAAACGTCCCTAAAATATGGAGATAATTTTTTCACGCTGTCCATTTTACTTGCAAAACTAAACGCGCATCCGAACGGCTCACCGTCTAGAAAATATCGCACCACATTTCCATTTTTATCTAGATTTTTATAGGTAATCACACTACCTAATTTTGGATATTGTTGTAGCATATCGGCATACATCGCCGCCGCTCCCGTCATTTCCCCTTTTGTCCGAAAAATCCATCCGGTCTGCAAACCATATTCTTTGCACAAGATACAACTCGCCGCGGCAAACGCACTGGTCTTTCCGGCACTACGGTTAGAACACGTAATTGCCACGCCTGCGAACTCCCCGTCCACGTCCGGCTCCGTAAACAACCGAATCGGATTGTAATACTGAATCGGCTTGCCATCATCCGATACCGATTCAAATTTCACGCCATAATCTGCAAAAAGTTTTTCCCATTTGATATCATTCCAAAAAATCATTGTTTCACGTGAAACATTTTGTTTCACTTCCTCCTTTCTAGCATTTCCACAACCGCGCACCGCGTCCCGCATAATCTATGTTAACCGCCAGTTCCCCCGCCAGCAAAACCGCAGACAATCTCACGTTTATCGCACGATGATCGCACGTTTTGACTGCGGATGGACGGCGGGTAAGGGCAGAGCTACGCTGGGTATAAAAAGAGCTACGCTGGAAAACGTAGCTCTCTTACACGTATGGAATGAAGTTTTATAACACAAGATATAGTAACAATCAACTACAGGTAAACTAAATCCTCAAGTTACCGTCCGCCAGTCGGGGCGCGTACCCAGTTCATGGTTACTTATTCCATAAATGGGTTAAACTTTTCGGTATCACCGAACTTATGAACGTTTACCGCGGAAAGGTATGCGGTGAATCCCTTGTCGCGACGGAACTTGCTTTCTCCGATAGAGATGAACAGGTCAACTACTGCGCCTTTGCCCAGTTCGTCAACGCTGGAAACGGTGTCACTCTCTACGCCGTCCTCATAAAAGTCAACGCGGTAATTGGTCTGCGCTTTTACGTAGAGACCCGCTTCGTCGGTTTCTTTCGCCGGAATCCATTTTGCTTCTGCGGCGGCATCTTCACCAAACTCTTCGATGATTTTGTCAAAGATTGCTTTCTGCTGATCGGCAGAGATGGAAGCGGAAAGAACGCTTTTTCCATCTTCCTCTTTTGCGTATTTGACAGTTACGTTGTTCAGTCTCATTTTTGCTTTACTCATGATTTTTTCTCCTTTTAAGTTCATTGTTTGTTATGCAGAACCGCGGCGCGTTGCTTTGATCGTTGTCTTATCTGGCTAATTCCAGACCGCGGGTTGTGCGCTTAGTCCAGTCTTTTTGCTTCTGCAAAAAACTGTTCGTCCGGCATTTCGTAGCGAGCGGAAACCGTGTCAATTAAGACGCAAACGGAATCTTCCGGCAGTCCTGCCGCGATGACAGCATCTTTTTTGGCTTTCTGCGATTTTAATTCTGAGTCAGACTCAAAAAAACCGAGTTCCTGTCTTGTTTTTCTGTCAATGACAGCGTACTGCCATTTTTCAATTTTTGTGCGTACCATGTTTTTTTCTCCTTTACTTTATGTGGTTATTATTTCTTACAAGTATTATAATAGCACTGTTCTATCAGAAAGTCAATACTTTTAAATAAGAAAAAGAAAAAAAATATCCAAAAATAAAAGCAGAATAGCAAGGTCTATTTCCTCTTCATGCAAAGCACAGATCGTTGCGATTAAAAGTAACATAAAAAAGATAAAAAATCTCATTTTATTCTCCTATTCCGGTATCACTCCGTCTTGAGAGTTTACCAACACTTCATAGTATTCATTTGATACTCCTAAGGTATAAGTGGTATCAATAATTCCGATATTACTAGCCGACAAAATTTCTTCCCCGTTTACTTTGATATAATGTGGTTTCGAGTTGTTGAAACAACTGATCGTTCGTCCGACATTTTCCATTCTGCGGCAGAGACGGAAATTATTACAGCATTTCAAGTTTTCCGCGCCTAATTTTTTATTCATCCCAGCAACGGTAGAGGTAAAACGCACGGGGTCTTTTCCAGATTCAGCAGCTTTTTCGTCCCATTCAACGCCGCAATATTTTTTCGCGCCTAGGGTCTTAAACTGAATGTACAGATCATCCATATCCCAGACGCCGAGAATATAGCGTTTTTCGCCTACATCGCAAAACGCAGGAATGTCGTTTTCAATCGCACGTTTGGCAAGTATTTTGTTTTTGGCTTCAAATTCTGGAATGTGTACATCCGGATGCAGAAATTTGATGCTGTCGGTATCGCAGTAAACAACATCCATGCCAACCACATCTAGCATATCTTGTAACTGCTTTCTAGCGTGAGCAGTAACGTAGATACCCCATTGATAGTGCAAGAAACTATTCTTTCCATCGTAATACGTGTTCAGTGCTTTTTCCGCGTCCGCTTTTTTCCGTGTCCATTCTCCCGTGGTTTGGTTCATTACCCATTCGTCCTGTAGTAAATCTGTCACACACATACCAAAAGTACTATTTAATTTATTCTTGCTTTTCATATATTCATAGATTTTATCGGGGTTTCCTTTCAACTGACTTTTTGCGATAAAAAAGGACATCATCGTTTTCCGCATACTGTCCGGTAACTTTCCGCGCGCGGCTACGTAGCACTCCGACACGGTAAAAAAGTCGTAATCATACTGGTTTCTTATGATTGCTAAGTCGATTTCCGTCATTGCAATTTCACAGCAATCAATCGACAATACGCGTCCATTGTCAATCACACAATCTTTTCCGTGCTTCTGGCACTTTGACAGCGGGATGTAAGGAACCGGAATGTTTTCTTTTATGTGCAAATTGTCAAATTGCACTCTCATGATTACACAACGTGTAGCACACAAATTGTCAAACTGTTCTTGCGATGTAATCTCAACCGCCCGAAACGCACTCATGGGGTAATAACCCATTGCGATCTGTGCAGGATAACTACTTGATATATCCATACTTCCCATGATGATCGCATTATCACCTTTTTTCGCCGTGATCGTGTGCCCGGCATGGACGCGGTTCGCGTGGGTATTGCCGCCACGGAAAGCATCTTTACAGAGTTGGTACTGCGGTAACGTAAGCGCAAGATCGGTAAAGGTATTGGGATAATAGTTTTTATCCGCTTGCATGGCACGGCGGAACTCGCGGCGGACGTAGCCTGTTGAGGTAAGGGGGATTTCCGCAAGATTATCTTCTTTACGCGCGGCGCGGATGCACTCGCATAAGCCGCGAACGTCATTGTAGCAATAGCCTTGCTCTATTTCTGACAGAGGGGTTAATGGGGTTCGGATTTTTCTGTAGTCGTATGTATCAACGAGTTTATAGTGTGTTACTCCCTCGCTGTTTTCGCAGAATTTCGAAAGACTCATATTGCTTAGAAAGTAAGAGCATCTAAACTCGATACCATAACGATGCGAAAAGCATTTCATTACCTTATGTGCATCTCGTGCAAAAATTTCAGAAAATTCAATAAAATCTTTCATAAACTGAAATTCATAAGACAAGTTATGAACGTACACAACCACGCGCTTCCAATCAGAAGTATGCAAATACAAATGCAGTTTTTCACAAAATGAAAGAAACTCATCCCATGTGCGACCAAAACAAACGGTATCTTTGACGCAGAACTGCCAGTGATACAGAAAGGCGGTTCCTTTCACTACTTTTTCGCCTGTTTTATTATAGCGTTCGTAATCGAGTTTTTCTAACGTAGTTGTTTCGATATCAAACGCCATTTCCACGTCATAATAGACGATGGGATTTTTCTTTCTTCCACGCTTGCGGCATTCGCGTACAGTCTGGAAAGACGAGAACGGAAAATCATTGACCGTGTAAATTGTTTCACGTGAAACATTCTCTTTCCCGTCTATCATAACAGGCACTTCTAATTCGTACATTTTTTTCACCTACTTCAATTTTAGTCTAGTTTCTGCAAAAAGTTCTTCTTCTGTGATGTAGCCGTCCAGATACTCTTTATACTCTTCCATAATATCTTCGTAATCATAAGTATTATCACTCATTTTCAGAAGAAAATCATCAATGATCTGGTTTGAGTCTAACTCTCTTCTCAGACTCTTCTTATATAAGTTGGACGTCAAAAAACGATATAAGTCCTTGTAATTGCTTTCGTCAACTTCTTCTGCAATTTTCCCAGACTTGTCAAAACGACGTTGCAATTCAGCAATACGATACCCCTCCAATGTTGTTTCGGGAGAGTTCAAAAAAGCGACCATCGTGTCCCATTCCTGCCGTATAGATGCATCCGATCGTTTTACGCCTTTCAAGAAACGGTTTTTTTCACGCCCTTGCGACGCAAAAAATTCTTTTACGCGTCCATACGCCCATTGGTCGCGCGCGTGAATTTTTTCCAGTTTGGCAAGGCGGCTATTTGCCGCCTGCGCAACGCGTGGGAGTTCGCGTTTGATCTGGTCGATGGAAAGGTCGAGTTCCTGGTAGATACTATAGTCTTTTGACGCTGGCATTATTCGCACCCCCTAATAAAAAGTTTTAATTTACCGGACTCAATTTCGAAACCTAAAACTTCCTCAGACATGAAGTTTTCTTTTCTTTCACTGTAGACTTTTGCGTAATCCATGGCAAATTCCCTTACTAATACGTGATATTCTTCATTAAAAATGGTAACACTAGCGTAAATTTCGACTTCTAAGCACTTCATACCGCGATACATTTTTACAAAATCTTTTACTCTCATGATGAGACCTCCTTAATATAAACAGTGCTCTCCATTTTCTATCGTATACAATGGACACAACGTACAATTATCGTTAGCAGAACAGATAACGCTGTGAGAAACTTCTACATAGTACGCTTTTAAAGCGTAACGTGTAGAATTTTTGTTATGCAAGTTTACGGTAAAACCTACTCCGAAATTGCCTTTGTAGGGCAACGGATTACATAACGCACCCACCTTTACGTAGCCATTCGTAAGAGACGTGTGATCATATGCGTAAATGTGAATGTTTCCATCCCTATCTTCTTTTACATATAAGGGTATATCCTCCTTTTTTGCGGGTACGGTATACAGTTTTTCTACATCTAAAACTTTCATATAGTAATTTCCTTTCTGCCCGTTACGCCGATAGCACAGCAAATGTAATTAATATTCAACTTCTTCTCCAAAAATTCTCTATATAAAGAGTCATAATTATACCATGCAGTCTGCATCTTTTCTGCTGCCACGCTACTCTTGCCGAATACTCGTCTATAGATTTTGTAAATTTCCCAAGAATCTTTACATTTCTTCGCTAAATTTTCTTTCATTTCTGATGCTGTCATTGTTAGATACCTTTCTCCCCGTAACGCCGATAGGTCAGCGTGTTATTTATTATATAAGGTCAAAAGTTTCCTTGTCGAATCTAACATATCCAGTCTCATATGCCAGTTCATAATATTCTTCGCACTCGCGGCAAGAATACTGCTTAGTATACGGACCTTTAAACACTACATATTTTTCGCCACTACCATCATCTGAATACAAGCATAATACGTCCCCCGTTACACTGAATCCCGGATTCATCTTTTCAAAAAAATCTTTCTCATCCTTTGATAATTCGTTTTTCATAAGAATAATTTTAATCATTGTGAGTTCCTCCATTTTTAATGTTATCTATTGCAAGACATCTTGTAAGTAGCAAATATTTCCGGTCTAAGATCTGAGTAGTAATAAAAAGCATCTTCCGAAAAATGTTCTCCATTTACTATTTCTATTCCATTTTCATAGATGGAAAAGAAAATTTCACTATTTTCTTTCATAGCTTGTGAACAGAAAGTTTTTACTAATCCATTTGCTGTTAATAATGACTCAACTTTATATCTGATAATCTCTTTTCCATATTTTGTTACTACAACTTCATAGCCACTTTGTCTCTTAATTTCTTTCATTTTTGTTTCCTCCATTTTCTATTTTGTATTATTGGTTTTCTTGTTTCTGATATTACAATACCACTTTTCTAGAAATATGTCAATACTTTTTCTAGAAAAATTTCTAGAAAATTTATATCACTAATCCTACACACATAAACCATACACCCGTGTCCGTCACCCGGAGGGCAACCGCCTCCGGCGGTCACTGGCAGACAACCGCACGATCACAAGCGATAACTAAATTTACACATATAATATAACAGGCAGTCCGCGGAGCGGACGACACCGGGCGATCACAAACGTTACACATATAATCAACCACATGGCAGCCGCGGGCAACCGCGGAGCGGTGACCCCGCAAGGGCAGGCGCGGACGGGAGCGAAGCGAATGGACGCGCCGTGTCCGTCACCCGCGGACATGGAATGTCCGTCACCCGCGGACACTTTAGCAGACTAAAGTGAGTTACCGTTTCGGTTGTGTCCGCGACCCGCGGACAAACAGGCGGTTTTGCCCGCTTTTCGGGTGAAATGAGTTAATAAAACGGAAGAATTGTGTGCGAATCGGGAGGAAAACGTGAATAATTGTTGAATTGTATAGACAATTAGATGAGACTAACACTTTAGTTGAGTGAAGCGTTTTTTTTTTTTTTTGTCAAGTTGGAAAAATGCATAAAAATTTCGGGTTTATGTGTTTGAAAAAGTATTGAAAAGTGAACAAATGCAAACAAATACATTGCAAAACGGTGTCTTTCCCCGGCGGACACCGCTTTTTATTGTGCAATGTGCTGTCCGCCGTACGCGGACAAAATTGGGAAAATGTCCGCGTGGGACGGACTGTATATATGTTT